AGACCCTATTGAACTTGAGGAAGCAAAAAAGAAAATAGATGAAGCTGAAGACTATGCGAGGGAAATTGGAATTAGTGAAGAGAGAATTAATGAAGTAAATGATAAAGCAGAAGCACAAGCAAGAAAGTGGGCTGAAAAATATAAAAGCGAGGGTAGAGCAGGTACAGAAGATTGGACGGATGAAGATTGGGAATTATATATAGAGACATCAACTCAGTTTGTAAGAGGACATTTTTTGTTAGCAGATATTAATAATCATGACATGGATTATCAGAAATTTACTAATTTCAGAGTCAATAATAGTGATACAAAAGGTGCTTCAATGACAAGAACTGATGGAGTAGATTGCCTTGGTACAATAAAACCTGCACCAAATGTAGGATTTACAATAAAACCAGGAGGTAGATTTACACCTTCTAATACTTATTCAGGTCGTATAGGTAATTCTTGTAAAGATAAAAAGAAGAAATAATGAAAACGCAACTACTATGTACATTCACGACTCAATTTAATCTTGACCAATCAATTATTGACATAACAAAGAATTTTAAAATCGTATTTGATAAGATTTATGTATTACAAAACGAAGATAAACCAAAAGAATTAATCTGTACTTATAATGTTAATCAAGAAGATGACATTGACTTTAATTTAGTTCAGAATACTATTTCACTACATAGAAAGAAAATAACCAATACACTTTATACGATTAATGCACTAAATGAATTAATCAAACTAATTAATAATGGCGTATTGGATACGACTTATCAAGTGCCATGGGATTTATACAAAAACATGATACTGATTTCTAATAAAGAAGGCTTACAAAGAATACCTACACGGATCCTAAAGATTATAGACGTATAAATGGTTTCACCTATATATTATTTTACCAGAAGTGGTTGTGCTTGGTGTATAAGAATGCAACCATCAATAGAACAAATCAACAAGACTTTGAATGATGAACAAAAAATTCAAATTCTAAATATTGATGATAAAAAATCAAGAGTTATTTACGATACAATTCGCACAAGTAATAAATTAAGAGGAATAACTCCCATGCTATACAATTCAAACATAGGAACTTTTCTATTAGGTTATCAGGACAAAAGAAATGTAGAACAATTTTTAAAAGCCAATCCTTTGAAGGAAAGAAAACCATTAAAACCCATTCCTACATTTGATATTCAAAATTCTTCAAAAAAAGACTTTGATAATTGGAAAAAAAGTGTTATATTATGGTATGGGGAAAACAAAAACGATTTACCAAGTAATGTTATATCACAAGAAAGAATGATTGATATGGTTTATACACAATACATGGCATACCGAACAAAGCCACACACTATCGAAGATAGGTTAAGTGCTTTAGAAGAAAAAGTTGAACAATTATTAAAAAAATAAAGCTTGTATTTTAACAAAAAAATTCGTATATTATATGGATACGTTATACTTAAATGTTTTTAATTAAATATTTATTAATAACAATAACACTTAAACATAACTATGGAGAATAATAATGGATATTGATGCTATAAAAAGCCGTCTTAATCAGTTACAGAACACTACATCTAACAACTTTTGGAAACCACAACCAGGAAAATCACAAGTAAGAATTGTGCCTTATACACACGATAAGAACAATCCTTTTAGTGAGTTGTTTTTTCATTACAGTTTAGTTCCTAACAAAACCGTTTTGTCTCCACTATCATTCGGCCGCCCCGATCCAGTTCAGCAATTTGCTGATAAACTGAAGTCTAGTGGCAATAAAGATGAGTGGATTCAAGGTAAGAGGATTGAACCTAAAATGAGAACATTTGTTCCTGTTGTAGTTCGTGGTGAAGAATCAGAAGGTGTAAAGTTTTGGGGTTTTGGTAAAACAGTTTATCAAGAACTTCTTGGTATAATTGCTGATCCTGATTACGGTGATATTAGTGACGCTACAGTAGGTCGTGATATTGTCGTAGAACGACAAACACCTGCTGAAGCTGGTAATCAGTACGGTAAGACAACTATTCGAGTTAAACCAAATCAGACACCGCTTGCGGAAGAATCTGAACTTTTGGAAAAGCTTTTGAATGGTCAACCCAACATTGGTGAGTTGTATAAAGAACCAACCTTTGACGAATTGAAAGAACATCTTTCAAGTTTCTTAAACCCAACGGATAATGATGACAGTTCTGGCACGCCAGAACCTGAAATGGTTACGACTAAAGCATCTTCTAAAGTAGAAGATGATTTTGATAAATTATTTAATTCATAATTCCCGCGGGTACGGTGGGGTGGTTTCCTCCTTTCTCCGCCCCATCGTTTAATAGGAGAAATTCATGTCAAACAGAGATGAGCTGGCTGAAGTATTAGCCAACGAACTTAATAAACAATTCAAATCTCATCAAGTAGCTTATTTTCTTGATGGGGCACAAGAAACCCCAACTGATGTTACGGAATGGGTTTCTACAGGTTCTACGTTATTAGATTTAGCAATATCAAATAAACCACATGGTGGATTTGCTGCTGGTCGAATAGCTGAAATAAATGGACTTGAAGGTAGTGGTAAATCATTGATTGGAGCTCACGCTCTTGCCTCTACACAAAAGAAAGGTGGTCTTGCTGTCTATATAGATACTGAGTCTGCCGTTTCAGCCGAATTCTTACAAGCAATTGGGATAGATACCGATAGTATGTTATATGTTCACTTGGAAACAGTTGAAGATATATTTGATACTATTGAAACGATTGTTACAAAGATTCGTGAATCAAGTAAAGATAAATTAGTTACGATATTAGTCGATAGTTTAGCTGCCGCTTCCACTAAGGTGGAGATGGATGCTGACTTTGATAAAGATGGTTGGGCTACTTCAAAGGCTATAGTTTTATCTAAAGCCATGAGAAAGATTACACAACTTATTGCTCGTCAAAAAGTATGTTTAATCTTTACTAATCAATTACGTCAAAAACTCGGTGTAATGTTCGGAGATCCTTGGACAACAAGTGGTGGTAAGGCATTACCTTTCCACGCTTCAACTCGTATTCGTTTAAAGAATATGGGACAAATCAAAGATACTAAAAAAGATACCATAGGTATTAAAATCAAAGCTCAAGTCATTAAGAATAGATTAGGTCCTCCATTAAGAAGTGCCATATTTCCACTTTTCTTTGACAAGGGTATTGATGATTTTGGTAGTTGGTTAACTGTAATGAAAGACCACAACTTAGTTAAACAAGCTGGTGCTTGGTATACTTTTGTTGACCAAAATGATAAAGAACATAAGTTTCAATCCAAAGACTTTGGTGCTTTACTCTCAGACGTAGATACCCAGAAATATATTTATGATTCTATCTGTGAAAAGGTAATTCTAAAATATGATTCTAATCAGTTAGGCATAGATGATGTCACTACGGAAGATGAGTTTGTGGATGAGTAATGGTTATGATAGGAATTTATTAACTAAACGATTTTATGACTATGAAGATGATATTGAAACCAATCCCACGACACGAAAATTAGATGATCACGTTTTAGTCGTAGATGGTTTCAATACTTTCATAAGAGCATTTAGTGTCAATCCATCTTTGAATGAAGATGGTAGTCACGTAGGTGGGATGGTAGGGTTTTTAAAATCAGTACGATACACAATCAACAAGTTTAAACCTACTCGTTGTATTATTGTATTTGATGGCAAAAACTCTTCCGCCCCACGTCAAAAAGTATTTCCAGAATATAAAGCTGGTAGAAAAGTACGAAGTAGATTGAATAGAAATGTCGATTGGGTGGATGGACCTCACGATGAAAGTGAATCAATGAAACTTCAACTTGCTCGTTTAGTTGAATACTTGGAGTGTTTACCACTTACGTTAATAGCCCTTGATAATCTCGAAGCTGATGACGTTATAAGTTATATCTGTACATCAGCGTTAAAAGACTCAAAGTGTACTATCATGTCAGCAGATAAAGACTTTTATCAGTTAGTCAATGATAAAATTCAATTATATTCACCTACTAAAAAAGTAACTTATGATAGGGACTTAATAAGAAAAGAATTTGGAGTTTATCCACAAAATGTCTTAACTTGTAGGATAGTAGATGGGGATAAATCTGATGGTATACCCGGCGTAAGGGGAATTGGAGTAAAGACATTAGTAAAAGAGTTTCCATCACTAACCGAGGATGAACATTTTGATGCTAAGGAGTTATTGGTTTCGGCGAATAAAAAAACAACAAGAATTTCGGGTATGTTGGTTGAAAATGAATATATACTAAAAAGAAATTACATTTTAATGCAATTACATGATCCAGATATTAAAAATCAAACAAAATTGAAGATTGTGGACGCTGTTAATTCATTAGCACCTAAGTTAGTTAAGTATCAACTACAAACTCTGCTCGTAAAGGATAAATTATGGGGACATATACCAAATTTTGATAATTGGTTAACGGAATTTAACATTTTAGACCATTATTGGAAAAATAAGAAATGAAGAAATTTAAGGGTAAACCCTCAAAAGCAAAATTAAACATAAGGACATAACCTTAAAAATGAATAAAACAAAAACCATATCAGAATACGGATATTCCTTTCAAATCAAGTTTATTGTTTGCTTGATTACGGATAAATTGTTTTTAGAGCAAATTGTAGACATATTGGATGAGAAATATACAAGTAATGATGCTTTTCGTTGGTTAATAAAGGAAATAAGAGAATATTACAACGAATATAAAGATGTTATCACTATGAACGTCTTTAAAATCAAAATACAAGAAATAGACTCTGATTTATTACAGGTTAATGTTAAGGATGTATTAAAAGAAATATTTAAGAGCATGGAAGCAACAGACCTTGATTATATCAAAGATAAGTCATTGGATTTCCATAAATCACAAGTATTAAAGGATGCTATAATCAGGTCAGCCGAAATATTGGAACGAGATGGCGATAGTGATGAAATAAAAAGTTTAATTGATACTGCTATGCAAGCTGGCGTTGAGAGAAATTTAGGACACGATTATTTAGAAGATATTGAAGAAAGATATTCAGAAACAGCAAGAATTACATCACCTACGCCGTGGGATATAATAAATGAACTAATGCAAGGTGGATTAGGTGCTGGTGAGTTAGGAGTTATAGTGGCTCCTGCTGGTATTGGTAAATCTTGGGTATTAAGTGCTATGGGAGCATATGCTATATCTAAGGGGTTGAATGTAGTTCACTATACATTAGAGTTAAATGAAGCTTATGTCGGATTACGATATGATAGTATTTTTAGTGGTGTAGAGAGTCAAAATCTTAAATATCACAAAGACGAAGTAATAGAAAGACTAGATAAGCTAGATGGTAATTTGACTATTAAGTATTATCCAACTAAAGCCTGTACGGTAAATACATTATCTGCTCATTTGAAGAAAGTAACTACGTTTGGTACAAAAGTAGATATGGTATTGGTTGATTATGCCGACATTATGAAAGATGTAAATAAACATACAGAGATGAGACACGCTTTGGGGAGTATTTATGAGGATATACGTGGATTGGCTGGTGAGATGCA